TACCATCTACCATACCTCCAAGTCCTGGTATAGTTAGAGTGTTGGCTGAGGCTCTGCTGAACAGTTCGCTCTGATCTAGGTATGACGATGATTGGTACACAACACCTGAGGCCAGCTTAGCAGCCGTTACGTTAGCATCCAGTATCTTAACAGTAGTAACCGCATCGGAAGCTAATTTAGCAGCACTAATAGCACCATCAGCTACAGTCCCTTGGTCAACAACTTGGAACGTAGTGATCTCCACCTCAAGGACTCCAATAGGGATAGCCGAGGTGAATGTGACAGTAGTGCTTGAGACACTGAAGGTGCTTCTGTGCTGCTGTACGCCATCAAAAGAAACCATGAGAGAGTTCTCGCTGGCTACCGAATTGCTTATAGTAAGTGCAGTAGTAGTACCAGCGGTATAATCCGTAACGGTTACGTATGTGTCGATAGCCACGTTAGATAGAGGAGTACCACCGATCTCGGAGACAATCTTCCAGCCAACAGTAGCATCGGTGTACACCAGTATCATACCAGCGCCATCAACGTCTATAATAAGGTCAGCCGCAGCACTCTCGATGTTAACACTATTTCTGCCCAGAGTTATCGTATTAGTCGTAGCCTTGTTGTAGAAGTCACTGATACCAACAGTATCACCTTCTGATGGTGTAGCTGGCAGAGTCACAGTGACATTGCCACTAGAGGCGTTCACTAAGTATCCAGCACCGCTTACAGCCGTCACACCTATTGCTGTTACTTCCCAAGATACTCCGCCACCTCCTATTGATCCCCACTCAACGCCGTCGTGCCCCTCGAATGTCGAGTCATCAGTATTGAAGCGCATATACCCTGATAGGGGCGAACCATCCCGCTCCAAGGCTGTCCCCTTTGGCATGACCGCCGATCCGGTGGCGCTCGTCTTGGCGACAAGCCCTGTCAAGACTAGATCGTCCAGCTTCTGCGCTACTTCCTGAACAGTATCATCAGTAGTCGTGAGGACGCCATTGAACCCCGAGGCATCTAGCGTCAAAGCCCCGGCGGCTGTTTGGTCTCCGGTATTAGTTCCAGAAGTATTGCCAATAACCACAGCCTGGGCGTCAGTAACATAGTTGTCATCTGCCCCAAGAACAGCGGCTACCGTGACCCCGATGTCCGCGTCTTTCAGGATTGTTGCATCAGCTACTTCATTTCGTGAGTCTCTCGTTGCCGGCACTGGATGGGATGTCACATGGGACTGAGCTGCTACCGTGACCCCGATGTCCGCGTCAACGACTATTGTCGCGTCATAAGCCTGTACGTTAACCCCGATGTCAGCGTCTACTAAAACATCAGCATGAGACGTTTCAGATTGTAGTGCTGTCCCTATGAGTATCGCCTCAGCGTCAGTAACATAGTTCTTGTCTGTGACTTCTGTGACATTCGCATTCGTTATGGTAGGGGTTGCAGTAAACTCTACTGCGGTTGCTCCGGCGTTAACCGCAAGAACCTTGTTCCCTGCTGCAGTGAAGGCGCTAGGGGTGTCGGTCAGACCTAATATAGTCGAGACCCCAAGGTCTCTTATATACTGCAGCTCAACCTGTTTGCTCGTCCCTGCGGCGCTTGAGGTGATATCTGATACGTCAACAACGTGTATAACGTCATCAACTGCTGGGGTAGTTAACGCAGCTTTGTCTGTTATTTTAGCCACTCTATTCCTCTTTAATTAAAGTATAAATACGCCCCATCCTGGGACTGCACGTTGCCTCCGTCCATGAAGGAGTAGTCCCGTCCAGGGTATGATATCCCTCTTATCTCAACGAGCGCCTCATCGTGATTGGCAATTAGAGCGGAAATCCTATCTAGCTCCTCCAATAAATACCGGGTCTGCTCTGGGGTAAAAATCCCTTCAGACAGTATCCCTCTTGTATATCTACCTCCGCTATCACTAACTCTTACCGTTTTCACCAGAGGCCTCCATCTTCCCACTCAATGTCAAAAGAGTCTAATTGCCACGTATATGCCGAATTATCGTTCTCTATTTTTATGGCCATATATCTCCGGTCAACCAGCATATCAGCCCTCAAGGTCGTCCCGATAGTGTATTCAAATACTGTGTCGTAGACCGGGGTAGCGTAGGCATCGTCATCTGTCCCACCAATATGGATCTTTATAGTCGCTCCGTTAGTCCCTGATATGCGGGGCCGTATGCCTTTTATGAGCGTCCTACGCTCTGCTGCTCCGAAGGTGAGTCCGGTCCTCTCAAGATACGAGTTAGTTGGTGAACCGTCGCCCCCTGCGTCCGCCAGGTGGAGTTCATCACTTGCTGCAGCCATCATGACTCTAGTCTTGCCTGGGACATTGGCCGCTTCATTCCATTTAGTGGTATCAGTGTCCCACGCCTCACTGTCATCGCTCCAAGGGTCAGTTATGGCCTCGTCTATGGCTCCGTAAGCCCCGTGGTAAATGCCTGGCAGATCTTTAAGGGCTATCGTTTTATCTCGGTAGTTCCAGACTACGGCCTTATCGCAAGAGGTATTTCCTACCGAAGGGTAGCAGACCCATATCTCATTAAAGAAAGGATTTTTCAGTACGAAAGCTACATTCCTGGCGTCAGAGTCTATACCGCTGAAAATGTCTCTCCTTACCTGTTTATCGAGGATTGGTAAAGCTGTGTTGCCGTCGTGAACCAGCATATCCGAGTCAGTGAGTACGAAATGGTACCCATCAAATTCGACTACGCAGTTGCGGTTCATTATGCCTGAGGTGCCCAGCATCTTTTTGAAAGAGAATACGAAGGCCCCTCCGATGTACGTCATTACCCAGATTGACCCTTCCCGGTAAATTATGAAAGAGTCCCGCAAGGTCAGCCCGTCTATGATGTGCCCGGCTCCTTCAGCGAGATCAGTCTGCCCAGCATCCACCGTTTCGTCTGTCTCGTCCCACGAGGTAGGCACTGCGCCCGGAACCGCTGGGTGAGACCACTTAACCATATACGGGTAGTTCGTCCCACTTATCGTGACATCCATAGCGACGAGGAACTGCTTATAGACCCTCATTGCTTTACAGGTAGTCGCTGCGGGCCAATTGGAGAGGTCTGCAAAGTTGGTGAGTACATCGGTGTCCCACTGCTGCGGGTCATCGGTACCATTGTTTAAGATCGGAATACCGCCTAAAACGCCGCCCGTCCATGAGTTAGGCGTTCCAGTATACGCTGCGCCCGAGAGGTCTGTGTGCGTGATTGTAGGGTTCTTGGCCACAACAGAGATAGTTGCCTCCCCTGCATAGATCCAGTGAACATAGCCCCCGATTGTCAGAGGCATAAGAAAGTAGGGAGTGGTTGAGGGGGAGTCATACACGGTATTGTAGCCGTAGAACTGCGTAGCATAGCCGTCTAAGAACCTCATATTGCTGGCATCAGACCAGGTGAAGTCCGGTACATCTCCTTCCGGGAGCTTCACAGGAGAGATGTCCTTGTTAACCCCTCTCGCCCCCGCTGCGACTACTCTTGTCATTGGCATACATCACACCCAGTGTACGTCTGCTGTTACGTCTAAGTCCTTCAGCTCCTGTAGAGTCCTGATAGAGTCCTCTATATAAAGCTCAAGCTCATCGTTCTTTGTGTCGAGCAGATCAAGCACGTCATCAAGCACGTCTCTTGCATCAAGGTAATCGATGTCTTTCTGTGGTGCTGCGCCTTTTGACTCTTTGCGTAGCGCTTTGAGTTGTTTGGAGTTGGCTCTACCCAGCGCTATTGTGTCACTTGTGCCGTTAGCCAAACCTACTCGCCTGGTGTACTCTGCTGCCCGTTCGCCATTACGTAAGCTGTCAGCTAACTCAATTGACTCAATCTGAGTTAATCCGTGATAGCGGTCAGCTAACTTCGCGTCTATCTCTGCCTTTGTCAGGTCCCACAGGTCAAGTGTCGGCTGGTACGGTGTAAGGTCGGTAAACTCCGTATTGAACCCGTCAGCCCACTCCTCATGCCCTTTATTGCCTGACCACTGTACTGCATGGAGGTTAGCCGGCAACGAACTGAGATCTATTTTGAGGAAAAGGCCCCCAACACCGACAACACCATCTGGTTTAATTATCGTGAATTTCATTATGCCCTCTGTATTGGTTGACCTACCTCTTTGCCCATCTGGTGCGTTATGATAGCCTGTCGCTCTGGTGGAAATATAACTTCAGCATTAAGGCTAATATAGTGGAGTGAGTCATCTTCGCAATGAAACACCCACCAGTATTTTTCTTTAGCCTCGGTTGCTTTAACCTTCTTGACTTTTCTCCAGAAGGTTTGGCCAGGCTGTCTATACTTAACTGTATATACCTCTATCATTACACTGCCTTCATTATGTAATGGCAGGGCAAAAATTTCGGCCTATTCTCTGCCTCAGACGCTGCTCCGGTAGCGGCGGTCCCAGAGGCTCCGGTAGCTCCTGTTCCTGCTGCCGTACTCGTAGTATTTGGTGGATTAACTGAGTGAAGATGAGGACTACCACTGCCTGTTGAGCTTGTCGCCTGAAGGTTCCGAGGATAGTCAGTAACCCCCCCGGAAGCTCTGGATGAAGTGGCCCCCGAGTGCGCATAAGAAGTGTGTGTATGCGCAGCCAACATAGCGATAGACAGGGTTGCCCCTACACTATTAAAAGCTGCTATATTCACACTATGAGTATGGCTAGGTCCGGTATGCGTATGGCTCGGTCCGGTGTGGGCGTGCGCCATAGCGTTATCACCACCGATAGCCCCAACAGCCGTGTCACCCATAAGGAACCGATCATCGGTTAAGTTTGGCAAATACCTGGCCGCCCCGTTAAAGATAGAGCTGTCTGCACTATTGAGTGCCGCGCCATTACAGACATAAAACCCGCTGGAGTTGAGCAGAGTGTTAATCGCTGAAGCAGAGTTCCCGATCACACTGGTAAAACTGGCATTCGCTGTATTAGAGAAATACCCGCCTATAAACGCCATCACAGCGCCGGTAGGGACGGTTGTCAGCGCGGCAAGCGCCGCATCGACCTCTGTCTCAGTATATACATCAGCCCAGGATACTGAAGTGCCGTCGTTGGTTATGAATTTTCCTGAAGTGCCAGAAGCCACCGGCGGGTATATCGCTGCAACAGTAGTCGCATCGACATAAGCTGTAGTAGCTATTTGAGTACTGTCGTTGCCAAGAGTCGCCGTGGGCGCTGTAGGGACTCCGGTAAGCGGAGTACTCACCCCACTAAGTTGGCCGTGGGTAAGAGTCGCCGCCCCAGTTACATTGGGGAAAGACGCTTTTATCGTAGCCTTTAGCAGCCTGATATGATCATCACCTTGAGATTTAAGATCCCCAGAGGTGGGATTGGTCGCTACCAGATCGTCTATATATGTTCCTGTTTCAAGTCCCATCTCTATCGCTCCATTAAGGCGTATCAGCCATTGGGTTGCTTATAACTTTTGATGAATCAGACCATCGAGCTTCAAAATCCGCATCGGTTATCCGCTGTATTTCCCCTTCATACAGCCCTTTCCAAATCCCTATCCGCTTATCTGACACAATGTAGGGTGTCGCCTCCAGCATCGTTGCATAGAGGTAGGCGTTGGGGAAAGCTGTCAAAACGACATCAGTGTCGCCAGAAGCAGAGAGTGCGGTTAGTTTTTTCCGGTAAATGCAGTTCAGAGTCAAATCTTCTTCCGGGACGGGGGCGAGTTCCGCTGTAGTTGTGTTTATGATAGCGTAGTACTTAGGCACCCCTTCTGCCCCGTTTCTGTTCTCAATAACCGACGCATTCTTCTCAAGAGTCTGCTGGATAAGAGACCGATAACTGCTGTTATAGGGTACCCTGATCCTTACGAAATGCAGAAACCCTGTCGGTAAGGTGATATTCGCTGTTGAGTCATAAGCCTGAATAGTAGTAGTCGTATCGAGGATAACGTGTTTAATGTCGTGGTTCAATCTGGCTTGAGCCAATAAAATGAAACTAGGGATAAGGGTCTCAAGATCCGACCTATGCAGATACCCAGTTAGCAGTGATTTCAACTCGCCATAAGTCATGATTAAAGTCTCCCGTGAGCAGTTCGCAGTTTGCGGTAGTCAGGATCATTCAGTATCTTGTGTAGATCTTTAGTAGAACAGGTAAGGAGGTTTATCCCCTTTTCTTTCAGCAGCTTATCCACAAGTATACTGGGGATAGATGCAACTTTAGTGCCAAGTCCTTCGCCCTCACTGAGCTTAGACGCCTTGGAGCTTTTTGAGTTGAGTATCGCCTGGTTATGCCTGATGACAGGCTCAACATCCTGAACACCACGGACAGTCAGCCTGCCATCGCTATGCGAGAGGTACTGAGTCGTGATCCCGGAAACAGGGTTATGGTCTTCTGCTATCAGTTTCATGACAGTATCTTCTCCGAGGCTTTAAGTGCTTCGTCGGTGGCTATCCCTGCTTGAATGGCCAGGTTGAGCCTACGGAGCTTCTTATTGAGCATCTCCTCCGTCGCGGCCTTAGTCTTGTTGTCCTTGGCTCGGTTCTTGGCTCTCGCTTCGAGAATCGGTAGCCTCATCTTCTGTAGTTCAGTTAGCTTCATCATTCACTCCTGAAGAGGGTACTGAGTTTTACCTCAGTACCCCACTTGTCGGGTTGACAGGCCCTAGGTAGTGAGATCACCGATAAGGCAATGCGCCTTCTCGTTTCCGACCTCAAGAGTCCATTCCCAGATGATCTGCTTCTTGACTGCATCCCCCGCCCGAGCAACGTCAAAAGAGCGAGCCGACCGAAGTTCGGCAATCTTCAAGTACTCAGGGTTAATAAGGAATGTGGTGTTCGCCAAACATTTACGATCTGCAATGATCTCAACAGTGTGGAAATCACCAACATAAACGTCAATAGTGTTGACTAACTGCTTGTTGTCTGTGCTGGCATTTCTTGCATCAGCGCCAGTAAAGCCCGAAATAGCAACTTTAGAGGATGAAGTAGTGACACATTTAAGCGTGTCGCCACTGTCACTGTTGTCATACACGCTCTGTAGAGCAGCCTGAAAGATGGTCTCTGTAAGCGCCCGGTTAGTCCCAGCGAAATCAGAAACATCAGCGCCGTTTCCAGCAACTGCAGAGGACCCTGTGGCTGCAAACTGATTATTCGTGACAGTATATGAGTCCAAAGACCCCATTGTTCTCGCTACAGTAGTACTACCTGCTGCTTTAGCGAGAGACTGTCCGACGATGGCAAATTCTGCATCGTTTTTGATGGCCTTCATCCTGCGAGCAAGTTGGAACGCCATCTCAGATTTAATACCACCTCCTTTCAGTACTTTTTCCTGGGTGCCGGAGACCGTAGCATTTTTGGTCATGATCTGAGTATAGTTACCCAGACGAGAACGATCAGCAGTATTAGTCGCTGACATATCCCCACCCTCAAGAGCGGCGTTAGCTGCTGCTGCTTCGAGCGCATCAACCAGCCATTCGTGGTTTGTGGCGGTAGCTTTAGTCTTACCGCACATGGTTACAACAGGGGTATCAGTCGGGGAGACATCAGAAAGTAGGCTACTGAGGTCTTCTCTGTTACCGCCGGTACTTATTGGCTCGTCATAGGTACTACGAGCGTATGTTGCTATTGCCATTTTAACTTCTCCTTATATGATATCTTCAAGGGCTGAAGCAATACTACGTATGCTCCCCCCTTCATTTTTGATTCGTAACCGCTTCGCCGCCACTTTCTTTTTACTGACAGCAGACTCGGTAGTTTTTGAGTTCCCTGGCTTTACAATTCTAGGCACTTTTTTAAGGCGCTTCTTGAGAGGACTGTCAGACTTGACAGCAGACCCCTTAACAGCGTCCAACATGACCCGGATGATTCGATGATCGTTGATCTTCAACATCTCCTCATCAGTAAAACCGTACACCCGAATAGCCTCATCTTTCATCGCTGAATATTCTTTAGCCGCGACCTTTTCGTCGATCCAGGAAGGCATTACTTCATACAGCTTGTCTGTCTGCTCCTGCACGTAGTTAGCCATATGGCCCTGCGCTCGGTTGGCAGATTCCTGCTGTTGCTCCTGTATTACACGTTGTATGTTGGCTTTAATATTCGTGATAGTGGTGCCTTGATTGGCTATCTCCTGATTAACCGCAGCCCATTCATCGGGCTTCGTTGCCCGCAGTTGGTTCAACTGATCGGGGCTATATCGTGAAGTCAACTGTTGCTCCAGGTAGCTTACCAGACCAACCGCATCGGTCATCGTCTGGTTTAGCCGCGCTGTTTCAGCCGTCTTGACTCCCTGAAATTCTTTCCTTTCCACTGCGTCCGCCTGTGACTTCTTGCGGAGATGGCTCTCAAACTGATAGGAGTTGACCATATCTTTCAACGGTACGAAGGACTCCTCTTTGTCAACTTTCACCTTGAACTGGAGATCCCCTTCATCAGTGATTTTCACTCCATCCTCATCGAGGCCAAAGATGTTTACAAGCTGCTCCTCAGAGAGTTCAAGTTCGTCAGAGGTTTCTTCTTCCTCTTCCTCTTCAGGTTTCTTCTCTTCCTCAACCTCGGCCTCAGTCTCTTCTTCCTCAACCTCTGCCTTAACTTCTTCTTCTTCTTCGACAGGGGCGCGGTTTGTAGACCCATCATCGTTTAGTAAGGCTTCGAGTTGAGTCAGTACTTCCTCTTCGCTGTTTGCTTGTGGTTGCAAAGCGTCAACAGGAGAGGCTACTACTGTCTCTTCTATCCCTTCTGACATGATTTAAAACTCCTCAAGTTCAGTTTTATGTTTAACCACCGCTGCATCTTCGATGTAGCTGTGGATCTCCTCTTTGATAGTCCTCAACACCTGTAGGCCGATCATGATTCCGTCCTGTGTAGCCCTATCAGCCGGGCCGCACTCGATCTGCTCTATGAAGTTGGCCTTCACCTTATCAAAAGCGGCACTCAATACTGGGTGCTTTAAGAGGAAGTCGGCGTCCATTGCTGTAAACTCACTTTGATCAGCCATCCATTTCCCCTCTAAAATCGTTCTGAGCAGCATCAAGTTCTGGCATATTCTCTCGCGCCATTCGGGTCTGCTCTATCTCGCTGTTGATGAGTAAGTCGTAATCTTTCCTGATAAGATCATGTTCCTTCAGGATATAGTCTCGATCTTCTTTGCGGATTTTAGCCTGGAGGGAGTAGACCTTTTCTTGCATCTTCCCCTGGTCGTCTCCGTACTTCCGCTTAATGTCCGCCATGGATGACTCGTACTTGAGTTTAGCCTTCTCACGCTCTACCTGGTTAAACTCTTTTTGTACCTCGATCATCGGATCAGGCTTAGGTGGTTCTTTCGGTCCAAGTTTTTCTGGGTTGGTAAAGAAGTTCTCTGGGTTGTGTAGCCCAACGGCCTCTACAAACTTCGACCTGGCATTGTACGAGTTCTTCTCAGAGACAAGTCTTGCCCCTTCAGGAGTCATCTGGTCAGCTCGCTGCATGGCAATAACATCTTTTAGCCCCATGACCTGCGCCTGTTTATTACCAGAACCGAGTCCTACAGTGACTGTCATGTCGTCGCGTTCTCTCCACGATGATGGATTAACTGATACCCACGATCCCTGCTGCTTCATCTGGTAGGCCTTGTCCTGATGCCTGGTAAGCAGTGCATGGATCTTCAGCATAAGAGGCTTCATGCCACTCTCTGCAAAAATCCGCGCCAGTGCTTCCATTCGCTGGTTGGCTTGCTCTAAAGCCCCCATATACGCCCCATCAGTAACTCTGGAGAGTGCATCAGCATCTAAGCCCATAGTGCCCTTAGAAACGCCTATACGAACTTCCTTCATGTCTTCAAAAACCTTAAAAGCCGGAACTACCTGGCCGATAATCGGGTGCATGGGTTCTGTACGCATCTGGTTGACATCCAAGGCCCTTATAGGCAGTTTCGGGATGTCGTTCATGACGTCACCAAGGTTAACTCCCCGGCCTACTACGGTACGGGGGTTGTTGGTACGATACATGTTGTCGAGAAGCTGACGGGTGATAGTGGTATAGATCCGTTGGATGTCTTCAACCAGCTCCATCCATGATTGGCCTATGGATGAGTGTGGCAGTGGTACTGCAGTAACTCCGATGAATGGGCACATATCATGCTCTTCATTCGACAGTACGGTGTCCCCTGACGACATTACCTGCCGGTACTCAGCTACTCCATCGCCGTTATAGTCGATCCACAGGTAGGTCTCATCTACTTCAATAAGCTCTGAGGACGGGTCATTCGACTCAGTGTCGTTAAAGTCCGCGTTCTCCCCTTCTGTAAGATCCCTTCTGGCGCTACGCTCACTGGAGGCGGAGGTCTTGGCATCAAGATCGTAAACGACTTTAGTGCTAAAGCCCATCTCAACCAGCTTGCTGCGAGTTGTAGTGGTGCAGTGATTAATAAAATCCGCTTTTTCAAGAGAAACGGAAGTTATCTTGCCATCAATAGCAATTTCTTCCGGGGGTATAGGGTCAACAACGACCTTACCTTTTTTGGCTGTTCTATGAATTTTGAGGTCGTAAGAAATAAAAGTAACCGGGCCAACAGGAGTGTCCAGCGTAACTGAGTTGGTGTCATACTCGATGGGTTCTACACCATCCTCGGAAAGAAGCTGTTCAGCCTCTTTTTCGGTAAGGCCCGTATACTCTTCCGTTTTTGTGGTTTCTGTCTCTTCCCAGTAGACCTTGATGTACGCCCCTGGATTCATTAACATATCCTTGATCCATACTAAGATAGTCATAAATCCGTCATTTTGACGCAAAACACGGTTTACTGCGATGGTTTCTTGCTTGGCTTGCTCCTCATCGTTCTCATCGAGGGCATCAAATTCTGCTATGGTAGGGGTGGAGAGGAAAATACGTAGGAGTGAGGGTAGTGTCCATTCTACAGCTTCAAGACACTGCCTGGTAACGATAGAAGACTGACCAGCCTTCTCGTTCCCATATTTAGATCCCATGTAGCGTTCTAGCAGGGCTTCACGCCTTAGAGACAGCGCTCCCTCTGCATAGTTAAGTCCACTGGTCTTTCGGCCACTGATTATTGCTAACAGCTCCGAGTCTTCGATTTTCGGATTCACTCTTTTCTTGGCCATGTCAGCGTCAACTCCATTTGATAGGGTCTTTTTCTAAGAATATGCTACCCTGTGGCATTCGTCAAGTTAATTTCTTATATCGTCTACGTTGTCCTGTTGCCCTGTTATCTCTTTCCACTGCCATCCCTAGCTTCCCGTCTTCAACTGCAAAGGCCACTCGGTGTACGAGGCCGCAGTCACAACACGCCAATTTATAGACCTCTCCGAGGGGGACCTCAAACCCTTCGCCGTCCTCCCGTAGCTTATAGCTCACCACTTCTTCACCAACTCGTTAAGCTCTCGGTATCTCTGCTTCTCCTGATCCTCCGGGAACAAAGGAGTATAAGTAACGGGTTCTGTCCGGGGGGGATACGTCGTGGTGGAGTACTGATTGCTCGGGCAGGTTTTACAGCACTCACGGGGCAACGAACAGCAGCAGCTTCTCATAATTTTCTCCTTAAACTATCCAGTCAGAAAACTCATTATTTGTACTATTTTCCTGACTGAGGTCTTGCGTCAGCCAGTCATCATTAAACATTCCGGCGATCCAGTTAACTGCAAGTACCCGAAATGCATCAGAAATATGGGAACTCCAGTCATGCACTGCTTGCTCACGGAACACTTTGAGCTTCTCATCCCATACCCTGTGGTACGATTTAAGGGAGTCGATGAAGTAACCCAGGTTCTCTTCATGAAACTGACAGCGTGGTATAAGCTGCCGGGCGGCCTCGATACCATCCTCCTTAGAGCTTCTAGGCGTAACCAGTATGTCGATCCCCATGTCACGGGCCGTATTAAGCCTGGTGTTCTTCTCCGGGTCACGGTTAGCTGCATCATGAGGGCCAAAATGGGCTGAGTAGACATACGGTTTAGCGTTTACTACTTTACAGACCTCGGAGAATTTAACATCTACCTCCGAAAAACAGTCGATTATCCTCGGATCTCCCCCTTTGGTCTCCTGTGCAAACACCACAACGTTCGAGTCAAGCCCTAGATCCCAGGCAGTGAACACCGGTTTACCTGGGTCATGTGGAAAATACCCTATACGATCATCAGCTCTGGCTCGCTCCATAAGCTCACCGTAGTAAGCCCCTACCAAGGCCGCTTCAAAGTCACAATAAAACTCCTGTCTGGCCATAGACTCAGGCATACCATCCTCAATCTCTTGCAAGTACTGTGCCTGGGTGATAATGGGTCCGCCGTAGTGATCGTGTGTGTCCTCGATGGTCAGTAGCGAGTGATGCCACCTTTCAGGGTTCTGTCTGGCGGTGTTATGGAGATCGTACCCATGGTTCTTACCCCTGGCGGTATAAATGAAGATAGCCCAGCCACCGTTCTCGGTGAGTATTGGTCTGAGGTATGTCCAGGCCATCGGGTCCTGCAGGGAGTATTCGGAGAGTATAATTCCTCTAGGATTTGTGCCCATCCAGGAGTTGTAGTTGTCGGCTCCGCCTACCTGGTAGGTCGATCCGTTCTGAAACTCAATGAGCATTTCAGACTCATATTTCTTCTTAATCAGAGAGGCCGGTATCCTGTCAAGAAACTTTATACCCGTCTTGTCCACACCCCTCCAGATAGCCTTCTTCGCCTGTGTCTGCTCGGGGAGGAGATGCAGATAGTTACCAACCTGCTCCTGCGCCGCCATGACAGCCACATTTATGGAGCTGAGATCCTTACCAGCCCTTCTGTGCCAGATGAGAGCTATTCTATCTTTTCTGGGTGTTGAGAGTAGCCGTAAGTCCTTGTACATATGAGGAAACAGGGGCCGAAAGAGGTTGTCCTCCTGATACCTTCGTGGGGTGTAGTTAAACGGGAGTTCCACCTTATTCGATTTTTGTCGCCTGGATGGGGATAAAACCTGCGGTATGGGGTTAGCATGTACCATAAAGACGGTACCTCTAGTACTTGTACCTACCATGCAGCCACGCTGCAGCCTTTGATTTATGCTCTACCTTGCAGTAATCGCAGCAGGTCCATATGAACCTAATTCGATAGGCGGCATGAACTTGTGTGGGCTTAATCATCGCATAAACTCCGGTACTGCCTGTTGAGGTGGGTGATCGATAATTGGCGCGAGGTTGGCGGCCTGTTTTAGTTCGGTAGTGCTACCCCCTAGGTTGAACGTTACTTGGGGCGCCTTGGCCGCGTTAGCGTCGTTAAAAAGGCCTTCCAGGTCTGCTATCATCTGGATAGACTTTAATTTATCATGAAATTTATACCTTGGTATACCGTCTCGATCCACATAAAACTCCTTTATAGCGGCTCTGACGTAGCGGGGTAGGGTTCTGAGGTCTCTGACTTCCCGTGTGGACGTTGTTTCGACGTCGGTGTCCGGGTCTCGGGTAGTATGATCCTCCTGAACCAAAGAGGGGTCCACAAAGGCGATGGCGGCCAGCTCCTGTTTGATTCGTTCGGCGGAGGTGGTCATACTGGCTTTGTGGAGGATAGAGAAGTGATCTACCCGCTCCTGCACTGCTTCACTACGGAGGAGGTTACAGGCCAGGGCATACAGTTCCGGCTGAGAGAGCTTGTTTGACTCAGATAGTGGTATAATTGCCGCCTTTATCAACGAGCCAACGCGATCCCCTCCAGCAGCAATAAGCTGTGCAAAGTCAACCTCTCGCTGCCTGGGCGAATACTTGAAGTCCGGGACAGGCATGTAGCTCTCTGTCTGAGGGGCGAATTGTAGATTATCCATAATGTGAAGTATAACGGGGTTACGAGGGGTTGTCAAGCTATATACTCTATAAAGTACATCGAGGCTCCATATCCTGAAACATTTGAAATTTGAAACACACATAAATGTGGTGTACTTACTGAGGTATATCGAGGCCTTATATTCTGAAACATTTGAAATCTGTAGTGCAATTGTAATAGAAGGCGGCCCGTAAATGGGGGTCGTCGTTATATCAGATCTGAGGTGTCACATTGTGGTAGTGCTACATTGTGGTAGTAGATGTCTAGTACTACGCTGTGGTACTGCTACATTGTGGTATAGACATAGAGTACCCGACATAAGATACTTGGTTGAGATGAAACAATTGTGTTGTACTTAACAAAGTACAATGTACTTAACAGAGTACAATGTACTTAACAAAGTATGGTGTACCATACAAAGTACGGGTATTATACCAGGTTTAATGGTGGCTGACCAGGGAAAGGTAGTGATAGCCGTTACTTAGCCCATTTAATGTACATCAGCACGTCTTTTCTTGGGATCAACTACATGTTTTCTCTTTAATGTGTATATATAATATTTTTTTTTCTATATACTTTTAAATGTATATTTATTCTTTTTCTCGGATACTTAAAGGAAAAACATCCGGTTGACCCCAAGAAAAGACTTCACTAAGTACATACGTTTAGAAGTATTCTTTACGGAGTATGTTGTGCTTTATCAGGTATGTACATCACTAAGTAGCTACTCGCCTAACCTGGCCCGTAAAAATAAAACCGAGTGATGTACTTTATTATGTATATTGTACTTGACAATGTATTGAGCCTGGTTTATTTTTCTCTCATACCTTTACGAAGTACACATCAAACCTTTACGGAGTACACCTCAAACCTCAACGGAGTATATACCCCATGATATCAAAACGCGCTCTGAAGTATCAACACACTACCTGGTTTGCTAACTTACACCAATATTTGTTCTGGTTTAATAGTCATCTTGATAACCGACACTATTATCAAATAGCTAAGCCAACAGTTTATAGCTGTTAATCATTAGTGGATTGCTGCTGGCTGTCTCACCATAGCCAGCGGCGACCTGGGAATGGACCAGATAATTTAACAACGGAGAACAAACCCATGACACTACAACACGTAACAAACTGTCAGCTACTCAACTAAAACACTATTACTATATAGGGAGACTATCAAAATGGAAACATTACTAGACAAGATTGAGGCAGTTATAGCTGGCAACGGTGTACGGTCCTTTGGTTATTCCCTACCGGACCTCTTGAACTTTAACAATGAGGAGTTAACGGTCCTCTGCAACTACGGACTGATACTTGATAAAGATTTGCATTTTATAATACTCAACAGGGAGCAAAAACAATGTTAATACCTATAATTATAGACGCCATATCGTTAGCCACCAGTAAAACCGATGATAGTATGTATGCACTGGACCATGTACAGCTAAAAGAGAAAACTCTATATGCCTCAAACGAGTACTCAATGTACTACGCGGACCTGCCAACTACTGATGAGACGGAATACCCGCATATATCTCCTGATAATGCTGCTCTCAATCCTCACCCTACCGACGCCGTAATGCTACCCGCCGCAACTATTAGAAAAGCAATAGCAAACAGACCAAAACCACGTGAGTGTAACAACCTAGCTATTCTATCTGATAATATTCAACTGGCTGTTACCAAAGACAAGATACACCTATCCACTACGGATCTAAACAATACAGATACTGTTACCACGAACAACAAAGACTTAGAATACCCGGACGTTCAGACGTTCATTAGTAATCTGCCAGATATAAACAGCCAAGACGTAAGAAACGTACACTTGTCAATTAGTGAACTCGAACTTCTCTGTAAAATATCGAAGAAGGCAGGAGAGGACCGAGTAACCTTAACCGTAGCCGGTCCGCATAATCTGGTCCGCATAACACCGGAAAACAAATCCTTTACTGGCATAATCATGCCGAACTACACAGGTAATTAACTGTTTGCTACCTGCATAACCAGGAGCAGCACTAACTTGTTGACCCTGGTTGCCTGGGAAGTAACCAGTAATTCAAAACAGAGGATACATTATGAAGAGTCGAGACATAAAAGAAATAGATATTATAGCAAAGGAAGGGTTTGACCGGGTAAATGGTAACAGTTATTTCTCTGCACGTGTTCATGTAGTTTTCAGAAACAAAAAAGCTGTTACTGTTTATGTCCCGTTCCAATATGGATAGGGAACACACTATATAGATGTGGCACTTGAGGCAGTAAAGAAAGAACTGAACTGTTTTAATGCAGTGAGCCACTCCGCAACTTGGCAAATATGTAACAAGTATAATATCAAACTCCGTAATACCATGATTGACAACCAACTCAAGAAAAACGTTATCCTATGGGGAACAATATGAACAAAAGACAATTAACAGCAATACTCAAACCAGTTAAAGGTATGTCCGTAATTAACATGACCAATCCAAACAGCCACAACAAAATTTCAAACCAGTTTATAATTCACACAGCTACAGGCAGCATATTTCAATCATACACAACAATTATTGCTGTCAAAACCTTTGGCCAACCTACCATCCTGGACGAGCAAGCATGGGACTACTCGCGAACAACAGGGAAATACCGTAATCAATTCCTTAATGAGCGCATTGCGGACACTCGCAGAAAAATTGAGAATGGA